CATAGCCCACTTAGTGTGCTACGTTAGCTTTGGAGGATCGAGATCGTGCGGCTTACCACTCTACATTCTTTGTTGGTGGTTTTGTCGTACGGTCTCGCCTTCTTGGCTGGTGTAGTTTCTACGTGGGTTCTAATCCTCATCTACATAACGTGGAGCAGCAATGACTGACCTCGAAATGGCAGGTCCTGCAGGCTGGACGGTTCCCGAGCATGTTCGGTACCTTACGAACTTACTCAAGAAAGATCCCATGGCCTTCAGGGAAGAGTATAAGCAGCTTGTTAAAGATGCTTATGAGCTTCTAGTCGTTGAAGCCACTATTCGCCGAGAAATTGGCGAAAGATGGGGAATTTCACCGTGCATGAAGGACACTCTTCTTCCTGCGCTCGAAAAAGACAACGAGCGCTCGAAGTTTTATGACCTTCTTGCATTTATGGATACTTGGGGCGTGTGCCTTAGTTCTTGGTACATGGCTTTTGCCTCAAATAAACATTGGTGAAATGGTCGGGTGGGTTCTACAACGGCGACATTTAGTCGCTCTGTTACTGCAGTTTAACAGAAGGTATAAACAATGGCGTCCCACACCAAAGACAATAGTAGCTACCTACATGGTAGATACTTTGTCACAAATACCCTTAACGGAACAAATACTATGTTATCTTCTGTGAAGAAGCTAACTCGTACTAGGACCGGACAGGGTGTTCCAGACTGGAAACAGAAGATTGCGGACCATAGGAGTGCTGTTAGCCCTCTTACAGGCACGTTTGATTCTGTTCAAGAAATTGGTAGGATAGATGATCATCTTACCTATTTCTATGATCCAGTTCATGGTTGGGGTGGAGATATACAGGAGGAAAGAGTCAAGGGCGATGTTGCAACATATCTCATTGCCCCTAATCTTACCGCCGATACGACGTTGTTTAACCTTGTTGATGGGAAAGCATCCAATAAGTATCTGTCTGCCGCTAGGGAACTTGTCACCAATATGGACGGTGGCACGTTTCTTGGCGAAATCAAACAGACTTTGCGGATGTTACGACACCCAGCGGAAGCATTGTCCCGGTCTGTCGAGAACTACCTCGATGCGCTAAGCAAAAGAAAGCGTGCCGAAGTTCGACGCAGACGCCGTAAAGGCCTCCCTAAGCTACCGAAAGATAGCCCTAATTGGGAATGGTACCATGCTATACCTGGATTGTGGCTTGAGCATGCGTTTGGCTGGCAACCGTTGCTGATGGACATTGATGATGCATGGGAGACTTTAGCCGAGCTCTCTGAACAAGAGAAAACGGTTCATCTTTCCCGTGCATCGCAAGCCCGTAAGCTTCGGTCCCAGACATACGGCCACGGCAACCTATATGCAGGGGGCGTTGATCGGTTGAAGCGTAATACTTCAGTCCGAACATCCGTCCAAACTACAGTTAGGTATCGTGGTGACGTTGTCTCTCAAGCGGCGACGACCTTCGCTGACAAGGCGGCTAGGTGGGGTTTTACTCCTGCCCAGTTCCTCCCGACAGCCTGGGAATTACTCCCTTGGTCGTTCCTCGTTGACTACTTCGCCAATATTGGCGGGTTTCTAGATGCGTCTTTCACCGATACAGCGACTTTAAAGTGGACATGCCGCACTACTCGACATAAGCTGATAACAGAGCAACTTGTCAGCCCAAATCGAGATGCGACCATGTCCGTCTTTCCTGTCGCTGCTAAGGCGTCGTACGTATCTAGCGGTTATTCCTACTGCAAATACACTAGGGTTAACGTGGATAGACAGCCTGGTGCCTCACCAGTACCTAGCCTAGTCTTTTCAGATTTCCAAGACCAGTCGAGTGGCCATTTAGCAAACATGGCCGCCTTATTCGGTATGGCTTGTGTTAACCTTCATTCGCAGAACCCTTCCCCGCGTAATTTTCGTAGGTAGGGGTCCTAAAGGAACAAAGCATGGCAATCGCACTAACTTCACCCGTAACGGGTTCGGCGCAGACTGGTTTTACGGCCCCAACCTATACACATGTGCCTGATATTGCACCCGATAACAACGGGAGACAGTATGCAGTCACTGCCTTGGGAGGGACGCAAACCGGAGCAACTGCGCATAGTGTTGCTTCTCCGTTCACGATTACTGTCACTCGGCCTCGCGTTTTCAAAGCTTTAGGAAAAGCGAATCCGACGACAGGAGTCGTTGCGAACGTGCCAACAAACGTTTACAAAGTACTTGTTCGGAAGGGAGCTCTTCCTCTTGCTGGTCAAGCTGCGGCCCTTGCCTACTGTCGATGCGAAATTGGCATCCCAGCTGGCACTGACCTCACTTCTCCAGCAGAACTGAGGGCGATGCTCTCAATGTTGATCGGTAGCTTGACCCAGCTTTCAGCTGGGCTAGGCGACTCGGTCACCTCCGGGATTATTTAATCCCTTAGTGTTTTGAGTTAACCATCCGGTTAACTTCGTTTGTTGAGCTAAGGAGTAACACATGCACATTGATGCTGCGCTACTAAGTAGCACCCTTTCTCTTGACCTTTACAAAGCTGGTTGGAATGGTGTGTTAAACACCTATCCAGGTCAAACCGACAAACAATTTGCAATGGCTCACCTATCTCGTAGTCTTGTCAAAAAGTACCTTCCAGGTACTTCAGATAAGAACGCGAGTGCGGATGCTGCTGCACTGGCTTTATTCACGAAAGTGAATGAGTCTTGCCGTGTTTGGCAATTGGACACTTCCAGCTTTGACACACTGGATGCCGTCATTTATGGTGAATTTCGAGCCATACTTGACGACTTCTTTTATCCAGGATGGATACAAGTACCCAGCTGGGCTACTGTCGATCCTCGTCTAACAACTTGGACCGATAGTAATACCAACGAAGTATTTGCTTACCATGACTGTATCCTCAGCCAAAATAGTATTTTATCAGGCTGCGGGTTCGGTAGTGGCGCCAATATAGGTGCACCTGAGGCCGACTTATATTCTAAGTTGGCCTCTAGTAACCTATCAGCGACTAGTCAAGATCTCTACGAAACATACGTAGACGCGATCGGTTGTGATCCCACGTGGGCCGAAATGGAACATTCGAGGCACACGAAACTGGGTACAAAGATCGTTAAGGGTAGCCGACTTTCTTTTGTTCCTAAAACCTCTGAAATCTCGAGGACCATTTGCACCGAGCCTATCCTTAACATGTTTTTTCAGAAAGGGATAGCCGCTTGTATCGAGAAGCGTCTTAGTCAAGTCTTTGGTATAGACTTGTCGACACAACCCGATATAAACCGGGAACTTGCTCGGATTGGGTCTCTAACCGGTAGATTTGGTACAATCGATCTATCGTCAGCTAGTGACTCAATTTCCAGAACGCTGTGCAAGGAAGTCCTACCCGCTCGAATTAATGGAATACTTGAGCGTGTAAGATGCCCTAGCACCACCCTTCCAGGTGGTAGCGAAATGGAGTTGCATATGGTGTCTAGCATGGGGAATGCTTTTACGTTTCCCTTGCAGACATTGTTATTCGCCTCGTTAGTTAGTGCCTGCTACCGAGCTTATGATATAAAACTCATTCGCTCGCGAGGTAGTTCCGTGTATCCAGACGACAGTACGTATGGAGCAAAATCTGTACGTACTCCGATGAGGATCGGCAACTTTGCGGTCTTCGGCGATGACATCATTATAGACTCTAGGGTTTATTCTAGAATCTGTAAGATGCTCAACGTTCTGGGATTTGCGGTTAACACTAACAAGTCCTTTAATGAAGGACTTTTCAGAGAGTCGTGCGGCCATGATTATTATTGTGGCCAAAATGTTCGCGGAGTCTATATTAAGAGGCTTCGTGACATTGGCGACTGCTATTCTGCAATCAATCGGCTTGTCAGATGGTCTGTGAGGCACCGAGTGTGGCTTAATGACACCATTCATCTTCTCGTCAGTAAGGTACGTTTTTTACCCGTACCTTACGATGAGTCTGATGATGCTGGTATCAAAGTGCCGCTCTCTGCGCTTAAGCGCCATTTATTACATCCTAAGACTAAGGCTATCTTTTATAGATATTCTAAGTTAAAGGATAGGCGCATTCGCTTTCCACTAGACGAGAAGAGCCGTAGGCCTACTTACTGGATTTACAATCCAGCCGGTATTCTTAAGGCTTTCGTTGCAGGTAGCATTAGGAACGGCTCTGTCGTTCTTCGCACTTCGCGACGACGTGCCG